ATAAGGTGTGTTTCCATACATAACAAGTTGTCCGTAAAACCATCCATCTTCATGTTTGACATGTATATCATTCAATTCCTCAAGTGACATTTTTGTTTTTCCTCTAAACTTAATTGTTCTCATTATTCATTCCTCCGCTATTCGTATTTCCACTACTCGCCTACCCCACTGATAAGCTTCATCTGTCGTTTTCATCAAAATATCAATCTTGTAACCTTTAATTGCGCCACCAATGTCATCTGCAATAAAGAGTTCGTCAAAGCCTTCAATTTCGACTATCGAGCCTAATGGGATGACTGACGGATCTGTCGCTATGATTCTCATTCCGTTTTTGTGATAGATGGTGTTCCGAACATCACTACCAGCTTTGGTTATGCCAATACATCCGTCACAAAATGCGGTGTACGCTGTCGCTTCAACTGTTATCCATTTTTCTTGTTCTTGCTGCGGTACGTCTGTTTGTTGAAAGTAAATCGGTAATATCAAAATCATTAGCTTTAAGATGTGACCACCTTCTTTATTTTTAAAAACTGCTGCGTACTCATTTCTTTAAATTTCTCGCCTTCTTTTCTACCTTGAAAGTAACCGATGTTGTATATTCTGTTTAAAATTCGGTTAAGCTCGATAACATCTAACTCATTACGTGCTAACTTTCTTAATGCATATTCGTGTAGTTGTTCTTTTTCCTGTTTAAACATATTAATCACCTCTACCAATAATTGACGGAACACGTTTAAATCTATTGATGTTTAACGTCCAGGTAACAAAACGCCCATCTACACTTTTACCTAGCAATATTTCATTGCCTAATGCTTCAATTTTTAATGGTGTAATACCGTTTAACATTAAGTGATCTGTTAATTCTTTTTCGTTATGCGCCACGGCATAGTAGCGAATTTTCTTATTTTTTGGTATAATAGACCAGAAAATTGGTTTATATTTCATTCCCAATTTTCTTTTATAATCGTTTAATAAACGATTCATTTTTTTGTGGTGCTTAGGGAGCAGGTATCTCTCTAAGCATTCTTTTTTGTCTGTTAGCTTTTGTACTTTCTTTTCAAAAACTAGAAAACTAATTAATGCTTCAAGGTCAGTTAGATTTTCCTTCTTTGATTGAATCAATAACTCGCCTAAATTCATCTCTACTTAAATCTCCCATCGTTCCGTTTTTTAATTCGTAATAAACGGGTACTAATCCAACTTCACCTTCCCGATGTTTAGCTACATTGATTTCTAAAATGTTTCTATTATCGTCATTTTCACCGTTGTAATAAGCATCACGATAAAGTAACATCACTACATCTGCATCTTGTTCGATTGATCCACTATCTCGTAAGTCAGATAACATTGGTCTTTTATTTTGACGTTGTTCAACACTTCTCGATAACTGCGATAACGCTACGACTGGAACATCATAATCTTTTGCCATGTGTTTTAACGAGCGACTGTAATACTCAACTTTGTAGTTTTCACTCTGGAATTTTTCACTCGTTTCTAGTAACTGCAAGTAGTCTAAAAATACAATGACCTTTTTATTTTTGAATTCTCGTTTTGCTCGTCTGATAGCTGTTCGCATTTCTGGAATGGTTCTGATTTCTGTAAAAATCTTGTGTGGTCGTTGCGATAAGTAACCAACTGTGTCTAACCATTCCTGTTTTTCTTTTTCCGAAAGCATATAAGGATTTCTAATTTTTGTTGAATCAATCTTGGTGTATTGTGCAATCAATCGCTTAACTAAACTTTCTTCGCCCATTTCTAGGGAAAAAACAATCGGAACATGGTCTTTTTCCATCGCCGAACGCATAAACTTTAACATCAAGGCTGTTTTACCCATGGATGGACGAGCTGCGACAATATAAAATTCTTTAGAGCGAAAACCACCCAGTTTAGCAGTCAATGTTGTAAAGCCAGTCGGAATGCCATCATCGACACTATTTTCAAAAAACGGTTGTTCAGCTAATCTGAGATAGAGTTCGTATAAGTCACCCGTTTCGTTCGCGACTTCTTCTTGGACACTTTCGAGTTCAGTCATCAACTTATCAATATCTAACTCGTCTTTTTTTGCTAAGTTTGTTTGTAAAATTTCAATCGTTTTCAGTTTGGTATACTTGTCCAACAATTCTTTTTCATAAGAACTAAAATTATCCACGTTGCCTAGCACTTCAAGATTAGTAATATACTCAATATCATTGTGAGAAGGTAACTTGTCATACAATCTTTCTAAAAGTGTGACTTGATCAACTACCTTACCTTCGTTAGCTAGTTTTTTGATCTCTATAAAAATTGTTTTATAGATTTTGTTGTGTAAATGTTTAGGTTGTAATAATGTATCTGTGATCAAACTGTTATCTTGTAATAAGCATGAAAGTATTTGTTGTTCTATCAATCGACTACCTCCCTTCAATGATTCGTGCCATTTCTTCTTGCCAATCTTCTAGTTCGGAAACGTTTATTTTTGGTTGTCGCTCTCGTTTAGGTTGTTTGTTTTTTTCTTGTTTAACTTTTAAAACAAGTTGGTCAAAACGTTTCCTAAGTTTGCTAGGTGATAACACATTCACCATTTCGAATTCATCTTGTTGTACCCATTGCATTAGATATTTAATTTGTTCAGCAGTCCTGCCATCACGTTCCATCATCAGACGAATTTCGTTTGCCCATTTTTCTAAATTCGGCTTCTTGTGTTGTGGGTTGTTTTTTAAAATTTGTTGGTAGAAAAATTTTGCTAAAGAAAAATGTGTGTCGTCGTAAACTAGTTTGCGACTATATATATATTCTTTATTATTCTTTACATTCTTTACATTCTTGTTTGTATGTTCTCGTGTCGCCTTCGTGTCTTTGTCGTGTCGTTCCCGTGTCGTTTTTGCATTTTCGTTATCATGGTAAACGCTATATTTGACAATGGTTATAACTGTTTTTTTTGTGTCTTTTTTATAGGTAATCATTTCATCTTGTTTTAGAATTTCTAAAAAGTTTGTTACTTTTGTATTTGACCAATTCCAACGCTCTCCGAGTTTGCGAATTGATGTTATGAATTGCCCTCTTTCGATTGTTATCAGTTCGTTTCCTAAGACAACTTTGTTCTCTTTGTGATTTGCCATCAGTAGCATATCGATCCATGCTTCAAATTTAGAAAATGTTCGTTTTTCTTCGAATAGCCAATGGTCTTGTATCTTGCGATGTAGTTTAATGAAGCCTTTATCCATATCCCCTCACCTTCCTTTTTACTCTGGGAAAACATTCATATCCCTGCAAAACTCCAGGTATTCTAGTTTTTGTCTATGAATCTCAATTTCTTTAGATGTGATGGGTACTTCAATCTCATATAGATTATCTTCATCCAATTCTTGAAATGGATTATTGATTAAGTTATTATTTGTTTGGTAAGCGATGATTGAAGCCTTGTTTAAACCTAAAACGTAACAATAATGAATTAATTGTCGTTTATAATGAATAGGTACTTTACCCTTTTTATGCCATTCGCTTGCATGTTTGGTTACTTTCACATCGCTTACTTTATCGCCTTGTATATAATCTGTATTTGCTCTTGCTATGCCCTTAATTGCCTGTTTAGACCTAATACCTTTAACATTATTTAATTGTTCGTATAAATCGATTACTGCTTCTTCTAAGATTGTTCCGACTTCCATGTATTGATTAGTAGGTATTTCTTCTGTGATTTTTTCTAACTTCTTATACCACCACTCTCTAAATGTTTTTGTATGATAATTCATATAGATCATGTTCGCTTCTGAACCACCTATATATAAAAAGCGGTCTGAAGTATTGGTAATCATTTATACAACGCCTCTAATCGTTTTAACATGTCCTCTTTTTCCTTCTTAGTTCCTTCATCAAAAAGTTTTTTCATTTTTGGTTGTGTAGTCTTTAACTCTTTATAAACTTCAGATGCGCCGCCTAACTTTTGCATCGCTTTACCGAAAGCTTCGGTTAGTTTTTGTGTGAGTGCATCAACTTGTAACTTGTTACCAGAACTCTCATTACCATCATCATCTTGGTCACTAGTAATTCCGAATACAGCTGATAATGAATAACGCTTTAAATAAGTGATTAAACTTCCCGCGCCTTGTGGTGTGTTTTTTTCTGCATTCATAAAAACTGGATCAAACTCAATAAATTCTCCTGATTCGTGCATAATCATTGTCGCAACCCCAACACGTCCGTTTTCATCATTTAATGCCCATTGAACAAATGATAAGCCGTGTTTTGGAGCTTCTTTTGTAATGCTCTCAACAACATTTTCAAGCGGTACA